GGTAGCCTTGAGGGCGTTCCCGAGCATCTCAAGAACTACATCGACTTCGAAGCCTATGCGCGGGACGCGCGGATCGGCGGCGACGTTACTTTCGTTCGCCATGACGGCGACGTGTGGGTTTTCTCGAACCACTGACAGCGCATCGAGCACGGCAGCGATCCTGCCGTGTCACGATGCGCTTCCGCGCGTCCGCCGACAACGGCGAAACACTGAAAGGAAACTACGATGAAGAAACTGACTCTGGCGATTGCGACGTTGCTCGCGCTCGCGACCATTGCGACGTCTGTCAATGCGCAGAACCGCATCTGTTCGCGGGTCTGCAATCCGCAGGGCACTTACTGCACGACGACCTGCTACTAAGCAGCCCATCGCAGCGCGGCACCTACGGGTGCCGCGTCACGATGCGCTCCTGCGCATCCGCTCGACGGCGGCGCGGACGGATACGCCACAACTGATCCGTGCCGCCGATCAAGCGAAACATTCAAGGGCATCGACATGCCCGGAAAGGCTACACAATGGACTCCGGTATCGGACTGCTACTGCTCGCGCTGTTTGCGCTCGTGATCTATTTCCTGCCGACCATCATCGCGAGCAATCGCGGCCATAAGAACACGGCGGCGATTTTTATCGCCAACCTGTTTTTAGGCTGGACGTTTCTCGGATGGGTCGTCTGCCTGGTCTGGGCGTTCGTGCGATGAAAGCGATGTTCGAAATTCTCTCGCGCGAGAACAGCCAGCACCTCACGTTGAATGACAACGCGGGCGAGGCACCGACTGAAACGATGCTCGTCGCGAACGACGTTCGCGCCGTCGGATGGGCGGTGTTTGGCTACGCCAAGCGCCACGCCATCCCGATGGGCCGCGTCGGCTATGCGACACGTCCGCTCGATCACGACCCGTCGGCCATTTAGGCCGACGGTTGTTCGCTAGGGCAGCATGCCCTATCATCCCGAATCGCGAATCGCTCAAGGGCCAATCGATGCCCGGAAAGGTTCTCTCGTGTACGATCCCGCAATGTACGGTCCCGCGTTTGTCACTAAATCGTTCGGACCGGAATACGATCTCGAAAGCGCCGCCTTGAAGAAATTTCGGACCAAAGCCCGCAAGGGCCTTAGCCATCTCTCCGCCGACGACCGCCGCGCCTATGGTGCCGCCGTCGAAACGGCGACGCTGGCGCGTCAACGCGCGTTCCTTAGATCGCATGGCGAGGTCGAGCCGCGACCGCATTGCGCGTCCGGCACGTGGCACACGACCGGCGAGGCGATCTCCGCCGCCGTGCGCAGCCAGCACCGCGCCGCGCTCGCCGCTTGCCCTGCGCAGGAACGTCGCGCCCGGACGCCCGATCAATGGCGCTCGATGTACGACGAGGCGATGGCGGCAAAACGCGCACCGAAGCCCGCGCCGAAATTCCGCAATCGCGTCCGCCGCTACGCCAAGCCGAAACTCGTGCCGAAGCCGCCGACCTTGACGCGCCAGCAACTAGCCGCGCACAAGGCATGGGCCACACGCAGAAAGAACTCCGCCAAATGACCGCCGACCGGTTGCGCGAGATTATCGAGAAATGGGGGACGTCGCAGAACGCGCTCGCCCGGTTTCTTCAGGTCGATCCGCGCACCATGCGCCGATGGGCGCTCGACGAATTGCCGGTGCCGATCTCGGTCGCGCTGGCGCTCGAACTCATGGTAAAATTCAAGGTATCACCGGAACGTGCGTACATCATCGCGAACCTCGAACCACCGGATGAAAAATGAACGCACCGAAATTGACACTGAACCCCGACGGCGTCTCGGTCGCGGGGTGCTCGATCATTTATGCGCCGCGCGGACAGGCGGGCGAATACTCGCCGCTCGCCGCTAACCCGTATCGCGGCTGCGGCCACGGCTGCGCCTATTGCTACGTTCCCGACGTCCTGCGCATGACGCGCAAGGAGTTCGACGAGGGCGCGATCCCGCGTCCCGATTTCATTCACAAGCTGCGCAAGGACGCCGTCAAATACGAGGCCGCGAAACTCACCGGCCAAGTGATGCTGTCGTTCACCACCGATCCGTACCATACCGGTGACACGTCACTCACCCGGATGACGCTCGACGTCCTCAAGGATCACGGGCTTGGCATCTGCACGTTGACCAAAGGCGGGACACGCGCCTTGCGCGATCTCGACCTGTTCCGACCGAAGCGCGATGCGTTCGCCTCGACGCTGACCAGCCTCGACGAAAAGTTCTCGAAAAAATGGGAACGCAACGCCGCCCTGCCCGCCGACCGCATCGCCGCGCTGCGCAAATTTCACGAGGCCGGAATCTTCACGTGGGTATCGCTCGAACCGACGCTCGACATTGACGCCTCGCTCGCCATCGTCAAGGCGACGCATCCGTTCGTCGATCTCTACAAGGTGGGCCGCGTCAATTATCTGCCGATGACCAAAACGACCGATTGGCAGGACTACACGCTGCGCATGATCGACCTGCTGAACCACGTCGCCGTGCGCCACTACATCAAGAAGGATTTGCAGAAATTCCTGCCGCCGGGATACTCGAACCCGCTGCGCATCCCGCAGCACCACTAGGGACGTTATCCGCCGCATAATAATCAGGAGACAGATATGCCGGGAGATCAATCGCGAAGCAATCCGGGCCAGAAAGGAAACACACCTTATGTCCCATCATGGATGGAGCCGCTGCAAGACGAGCGGCCAATCTTTGAATGCCCAAAATGCGGAGCCGATTTAGCAGCCGTCGAAACCCCGCACAAATGCGTTGATGGCCCTATAACGCGCGACCTCTCCTAGCCGACCGCTTCGATCTCTCCGGGCGCTGCCACGGCATCCGCGCCCGCAATCCCGCGCAGCACGAGGCCGATGTATCGCACCTTGGCGTGTGACTTTCCCTCCGCTTGCCACTGCCGCTCGACCTTGCAACCGATCCGCTTGGCAACGCCGTGGATCGCCCGCGCGATGATGTCGTCGCGCCAGCGTTGCAGCCCGGATATTTTGCCGGTCATGCCGGCCGCGACCGCCATTGCGTTTGGCAATCCGCCCTGCTTCAGCTTGACCAGTGTGCCGTCGGTGAACACGACGCCGATCCGCTCGCCCGCCTGGACAGAGCGCCGCGCGGCCAGCAACAGCATTTGATGCCACGGCGAACCGAACGCATCGAAGTCGAAAATTGAAAACCGGTTGAGATCAATGCAGCGCATGACGCGCCGGTTGTCGCAGACGTACAGCGTCCGACCGTCGCGGCACCACTCGGTGTCGCAGCCGACGTAGCCCGACGCGAGCCGCCACACCTCGCGATACATTTCGCCCGACCCGGCGTAGGCGTCGAACACGCTCGCCTTGTAGCCGATGGCGTCGAGCACATGCTGGCGGATTTCGATCTTCGCGCTTCTGCCGCCGCGATGGTTCTTGATGCGGACCTGTGTCCGCGTCACGCGCTTTGCCCATCGCCGCTCCGCCATCAATCCTCCAGACCGATGGTGCCGATCTCGACCTCGACCGCGGGCATGTCAGCCATCATCTCGGTGACGCGCTTGAGCGCGACCGCCTGATCTTTCAACGGACCGCGTACGCTGATCCAGAACCGGTCATTCAATTCGCCGACCGGGATTTCCGAGACGACCGACGGCAGCTCGTCGATCAGCAGTTTATTTATTTCGTCGGCGTCGAATCCAAGGCCCTCGACCGTTTCGCCGATGCCGCGCAGCGCCTCGATCTCCTGGCGCAGCAGCTCCTCGTCCCATGCCGAGTTTAACCCGATGCGATTGTCGGCGAGCGCGAGCGCACGACATTGCGCGTCAGTGAGGCCGGTGAGTTCGATGACCGGCGCTTCGGTGAGGCCGATCTTTCGCGCCGCCGTGAAGCGGCCTTCGCCCGCGATGATCATCGCGTCCTTGTCGATCAGGATCGGATTGATGAATCCGAACCGCTCGATGGACCGCGCGATTTCGTTGATCTGTTCCGGCCCGTGAACGCGGGCATTGCGCTCGTTCAGCTTGAGCGCGGCGAGCGAGCGATAGTCGATCTTGATGCGCTTGCCCGCCATCACGATCCTCGCAACGAAAAGCGCCGGACCATCGGGGAATGGACCGGCGCAGTGGTTTCGGGGGTGTTGAAACAAGAAATTTCAGGCGCACGTCTGCCCCGGAAAATTCTCGCGCGGAGGATCATCGGAATGCGATCCTATGTCAACGGTTTGGCTTTTCCCGCTTGCGTCTGCCGTTGTGGACCGTTCGCGCAAGCCACGGGAATTGCTTGCGGATTTCCTCCAGCATCGACGACGGATCGAGACGATTTTTCTTGTTGGCAATCAGCGCCCGGATGATCACGCCCCGCAGATCGGTCATCACCGCCCAAAACGGCTGCACTGATTCGCCCCGCGCTTTCGCCTCGTGGCGATGCGTCTTGTACGCCTGATTGAACGCCACGAACGCGCCGTTGTCCTGCAATGCCGCCAGCGTGTCGTCGAGAAATTTCGCGTACACCTGGGCGCGTTCGAGCGCACGGCGATGCGGCGTCAGTACGATGCCGCGCTGCTTCGCATGCTGTTCGATCAGGCCGACAAGTTCGGCAAGTGTGAGCCGTGCAAAGCCCGACGGGCGTTCGACATAGAACAGGTCCGGTATCTGCGCGATCTCGACCAGCACGTCATAGCGCGGCGACCACGCCACCCATCCGAGCGCGACGGTCGGCGAGATCACGTTGCGCAAATGCTTCAGCGCCTTGTCGAGATCACGCGCTGCACCGACACTGACCGGCCTGTCGTTTTCGACGCTGATATAGATCGCCGCCGCACCGATGGCGGACAGGTACGTTTTCGCGGCGAGGTCGAGCGGCTCACTCAGGATCGACAAGCGGGCCGACCGTCGGCAATTCCGCCGCCGTTGGCTTGCTGCCATTGGTCACGCGGCTGAGATCATCGCCGAGAAACCCCTCGATCTTGGTGACGCGCCGCTCAAGGCCCGCCACGCGCCGCTCAAGGTCCGCCAGCGCAACGGTTGCGACCGCCATCTTGTTGTCCGGCTTGCGCTTCTTTCGCGGCAAAAATCTCG